AAACGATCTCAAAGGCCGATACGACTTCAAAGCTGACCCTCAACTGGCCGAAAACCACCGCGCAGCAAATCAATCTCAGCAACAGAGTGAGACGACCACAACGCCCACTTATGCCAATGCTGACGAGGAATCTCTTGCAGGCGCGAAAACCGATGCGGAGTGGAATCGGGAGTGGCATAAAATAAAGCAGGGGTAGTCTGACTCTTAGGAGTTAGAAATGGCGCAATTAATTACAAACCTTATCAGTAATGTAACGGCCCCGGTCAATTACATGCTGATGGAAGGGCTGCTTAAGGCCGCCCGTCGAACCCTTCCCTATTACAATGGTACGATGCCCGGTCAACTGACCGAGAACAAGGGTGCCTACGCAGTACGGTGGGAACGCATCGAAAACCTCACTGCCGTGACCACCCCTTTAGGTGAACCCACGGGCAATGCCACGTTTGGTAACGGACGTGACGCGGTGAACCCTACTGTCACCCGTGTTGATGTCGCAATGGCGAAGTACGGTAATGCCATCACCCTGACCGAAGAAGTCGATCTGGTCCAGGTGAATGCCAGAGCCGCTCGTTTCATGGATACCCTGGGTGAAAACGCCGGGACTTCCCTGAATACTCTTCTTGAGAGTGATGTTCTCTCTGGTGTGGCAACGACTCGCTTCGCGGGTGGTGTGGCTTCCGTCGGGGCGATTGGTACTTCGATCTCGGAAAATGACATCAAGTATGTGGTCAACCTGCTTAATCGCAGTTCGGCCATGAAGATGTTCCCGCTCGGCTTTGGTACGTCTGAATATGCCACGGCCCCGATCCGATCATCCTACTTCGGTATCAGCCATCCTGACGTGGAAGAAGATGTCCGTTCTCTGACGAACTTCGTCCCGGTTGAGAAATACGGTGGTTATACCCCGATTCTCGTGGGTGAGTATGGAACGGTTGGCGGGGTACGCTGGTGTTCCTCTGAAATCGCCACCATTACCGATGACGCGGGGATAGCCTCAGCCAACGGTCTACGCGGTACGTCTACCGTTTTGCATGATATCTATGACTGCCTGATCTACGGCGAGGAAGCCATTGGGACTGTTGGGCTAGGTGAAAACCATGCCAAGGAAATCTACCTGGGCGGGGACCGTGTTCCAGCGGTTTCGTTGATCGCTCACCAACCCGGAACGTCCGGTGTGGCCGATATGTTTAATGAAGTCGGTTCATTGGCCTGGAAGGCGTTCTACGCCGGTAAGGTGCTCAACGATACGTGGGTCTACGGACTCAAAGTCGGTGCATCAGACCTGAGTTAAACAGATGGGGCCTTCGGGCCCCTTCTCAAATGAGGTGAGTCATGGCGAAAGCAAAGCAACCACACGAAAATGTTTCCAAGCATGTTCGCAAAGCCGTGGAAGGCCCTGATGCGAAAGTGAAAATCACCATCTACTCGCCCGACCATGAGGCTAAGGAATTCTGGGCCACCATCCCGAATATCAAAGGATGTTCCACATGGAACCTTCGTAGCCCGGAAACTATCATGGGGCGGATTATTGGCGGATTGAGAGGCCATTACGGAGATAAAGTGAAATGAGTAGCTTCCTAGATGGAGTAAATCGGGTCTTGCGTCAGAATGCCATTATCACGGGGGATGATGACAATATTACCTCGTTTGCCGACCAACAGCACCGGGCTTCGACCCAGTTGGCCCAGATCGCGATCCAAAGCACTATCACGGAATTGTCCTCGGATAAATGTCTTCCAGTAGAAGAAACTGATGCAACCCTGACGATGATGGAAGGACAGCGGACCTACGATCTGGCCTCAGATTTTGTCCGATTTATCGAAGAAAATCCCTTTCTCCTGGAACTGGATGATTCGGGCGACTCGGCCAATCGCTTTATGGTGTTGTATCCCGGCGGGGAAGCGCAATTGAAACGCGAGATTTTAGACTACCGGGAACAACCCGGTACGCCTAATTATTTCTACAATATGAAGGCCGCGACCAAGAGTATCGGGGTCTTCCAAATCCCCGATAGTACGTATGATGGGGTCGATTACCGATATACCTACGAAAAAAGTATTTACCCCACAGTGGCGATAGACATTCTTCCGTTCACCACCGTACAGGAAGACCATGCCTTTTTAGACATGGCCTCACGCCGGTTCCAATTCATGTTCACCAAACAACCGATGGAAGGACTCGAGCAGGATATTATCTATAAGACCGCGAGAACAGGGCTGTTGGGGCTGTTAAACCAGACCTACGCCACCACGGAATACGGGTACAGTTATCAATGAAGATGCTATTTCCCGGTGGACTTAATGAGAATGACGGCACCCTGATGGAAGAATGTCAGGAAGGCTGGAACTTTGAACTCCGTTATGGGGATACTGATTTACGCCCGAGGATGCCTAACGATCTAAAAGATACTGCTACGAATAGTGGGGATATTCGGGGTATCATGCAATTGATTGAGAAGGATGGTACGGAAACGACCCTGATATTTGCCGATGACGGCGCAACGCCTATCCTGTACCTCTGGGATGGGACTACTTTTACCTCCAAACGCACCACGAATCTCGCCATTGGATCTAAATTACGGGATGTGCATTTCGTCCTGGATGACACGCTTTCGATTGTCGATATTGCTAAATTGACCCCTTTGATGACGTGGAATGGGACCGCAGTAGCTCGGCATTTAACTGCCTTGGCGGTCGGTCAACCTGCGGCAGTCACCGGGATTACCCGTTCCGGGACCACCGCGACGGTGACTACAACGGCTTCACATGGGCGAGCCACGGGGGATTTAGTATTTATTGCTGACGCGGTTGAGGTGGATTACAACATTGAAGGGGAGATCACCGTTACCGGGGCGGATACATTTGAATATGAAGTTGAGAACTCACCGTCCACTCCCGCCACCGGGACGATTACGTGGGATCTCGGGGTGGAACTCTATGCCAAATATGGCGTGATCCATAACGGGCGGCTCTGGTTATTCAACATCACCACGGATGATGGTACGGCGGTGGCCCTCCCGCACATGATGGTAGCGTCGTTCTTTGAAGATATTGAATCATTCGACACTGCCAAGCGCGCTCAAGATTCTACCTTTTCCACCGGCGAGGAAGCCTTTTTCATGCTGTCCAAGGACCTTCGCCCGATTAATGGTGTGACGGTCTTTAATAAAAATCTCATCATTTCGACGGAGGACGGGAAGATTTACCGCCTCGCGGGGACGGATTCAACCAATTACGAGTGGATCGATTATTACGCCGGTTCAGCCGCCATTGGTACGGAATCTTTGATTAACATGGGTAACGATGTGGCCTTCATGCGGAAAGGGGGAAATATCGAAACCCTGATCGCCACGGATACCTCGGGGGATGTGCAGGCCGATGACATCTCTCATTGGATTCCCGATACCATAAAGGACCTTTCCGGGGCTCTTACGGTCTATGACCAGACCAACCAAAAGGTTTATTTCTTCACGGGCGGGAAGGTCCTTGTTCTGTTCAAAGACGCTCTTTATGGCTATGGGGGACAACTTTCCCCCTGGAGTATCTATAAGACCCAATTGTCTTCGGAATACTATACCAATGCGGTCCGGTATCTAAGACGTCCCAGTGAGTCCACCTACTCCGTTTACTGGGGGGATGACTCGGGGAACATCTATGACATGAACGGGGGTGGGTATGGGGATGCCGCGACCACAGGGATTGAAACACGCCGCAGGACTAAATTAATCAACGAGATGGACCCGGTACAGGAGATCGTCAATGGCAAGGTTCAGTATCGACGCCAAGGTGAGTGTCAGTTGGTCTTAGAATTTGATTGGTCGGATGATTACAACATCTCTCAGACCATTATTGATCTAAAAGGTCCTCCTGAAGATGACATAGCTCCCTATTGGGGGGGTGAGATTTATTGGGGTGGAGACTGGTACTGGGGGCAAGGGTTTGCCTTTGCCGACAAAGTTTCAACACGGGGATTTTCCCCCACAGGACGTTCGGAGAGCTTCTTTTTAACGGCCTCCTTGGATACACCAGTACGCTACAAGGTGGATCATATCGACATATTTGCATAGGTGACTTATGAAACCAAAGGAACGGCGGGACCGTCTGTTTAAGACGAGTCGGCCCAACATCAGAAAGATTGAGCTATTTGGAGAAGAAGGATTCGGAAAAGACATGGGAGTGCTTTGGGCGGCATACCGAAAGGGTTCGTTCAAAAACATGCCGGAAATGACCCAGGAGCAATTTGCTGAATACTGGGTGAATGTCGCGGCCGAATACCAGAAACGGTGGATCATTGAAGATGTTAACGCGAAATTCCAAGAAGGCAGGGGACCCATCGGGGTGATGATGGCCGTCTACAACGGGTGGGAACTTGAACCCCATTTCGAGCCCTTTGCTTGGGCGACTCCGAGGAATGTCCTTAAGGGGGTCGTGGGGTTTCTTCAAATGATGCGCTATGATAAGGATATCGGGATAGTGAACGTTTACTCACTCAAGGACACGAAACGATTTTTCAAGCATGTCACGCACTATGGTGTGCTCAGATATGCCACCGAAATTCCCGATGGGGACATTCGGGGGGACAGACACATATTTTATGTAAGAGGACGTAAAGATGGGAAACATCGTCAGCTCGTTTCTGGGTGAATCCAACGCGCCCAGTGTCGATATTAACCGGAGGTTTACCACCGGAGACAGTACGCTCGCGGGCGGGAATATCCGTATTGACCCCTCGGTCAAGGCCCTCACAGAAGAAACGCTAGGGACAACACGGGGGCTCTTAACCTCGACCCTGGCATCGAGAGATGATCTGATCGGAAGCCGATCGGACTTTATTAAATCCCGCACTAATCCCTTAAGAGAGCGCATTGCCGAGCGCCGGGGGAGTTTGAATAAAGAACTCGGACGCAGAGGGGTCTTTGGGACGTTTGCCAGTAAGGAACGGACGAACCTGGATATCGAGGGGGAACGGGCTCTCCAGGATGCCGAAACAAAAGCATTAGGTGAAGCCCTGAAGACGGAGGCCGGGTTTACTCAATTGGCCCAATCCCTAAATCTGAGCATTCAGGATATCAGCTCAGGTAAATTCAATCAGGAACTCCAGGCGCTCGGACTATCGACGAACTCTATTCTTGGTTTAACCCAAGCCGCGATTGGATCGGCGGGGTTACAGGATGCAGCAGGTCAGTTCGGCCTTAAAGCCCTAGCCGGTCTGGCAGGCGGTATTGCAAATATCTTATAGGTGAATTATGGGATTACGTGAAGGTATAAAATCAGGACTCCAGGCTTTCTCAGAAGTCGATCCGGGTCAGGCTCAGATCAGAGCCGGAGAACGACGCCTCGACCTCCAACAGAAGGCGGCAATGGCCGGATTGGTCATGGAAGGCGTGAAGGCAGGAACCGTCCCCCAAGAGGAAGCGGCCCAATTTCTCAAGAACTTAGGCCCTCAATTTGAGCAATTGACCCTTCCGGGAAACGCCCCTCCGGGCGAACTGGAAGCCCAGGGCGGTGGCCCTCCGACTCCGGAACAGGCTGAGTCACAACGAACCACGATCATCGGACCGGATGAGCCTGATCCCTTGAACACCGAATTGATCAAGCTCCAGACCCAACGGGACACCCTAACCACTATGCTACAGGGGGCCAGTAAAACCCAAGCAACGGGGATCAATCGACAAATTGGTGAGTTGGATGACCGGATTGCCAAAATCACCACGATTACTGGAAGAACTGAACAAGACGTGTTGACAAAGACACAGAAAGGTAAAGCGAAACTGGCTGCTGATAAGGGCGCGACTGATGTGGGGCGCATAGCGCAGGTCCTCGGGGAGCTTTCTGATGCCCCAAGAGCCATTGGTCTTCCGGGCAAATTGTCCGAAAATCTCGGCGGTCTGTTAGGTCAGATCCCCGGAGCTGGACCGGAAATGGAAGAAGCCTTCTCTCAAGCAGTAACGGGGATGGGGGCAGAAGAAGGAAAGAGATTGCGCTCCGCCTTTATTGATACCTCTGCCGCGACACTCACCGCCATCACGGGCGAGGAATCAGGGCGCTATACGGAAGCGGAACGCGAACTCGCCAATCAATCTCTGGGAGCACTTAGAACGACATCCACTGTTGCTCAGGCACGAGCCGGATTTAAGCGCGCGCTGGAAATATCATTAGCCTCTCAACGTCGGGAAGCCCGTAATGCGGGACAGACGGTGGAAGATATCACGACCCGCGAAGGCATTAACGCCCTTGGTAATCGACTGGTCAGAACCGGCATGAAGGAAGATGATGCCAAAGACGTGATTCGAGAGCTGATCCGAATTGAAGGGTTCCTGTAATGGTATCTAAGAACTTTGCAGACGATCTCGTCCCCGAAGAAAGCGAAGTATCGAAAGGCTTCGCTGACGGCGTACTGCTGGGAAAACCGAGCCCTGTGGTGGAATCCGAGGAAAGCACCGGAGTATTCGGGTTCATCCCGGACAAAAGTTTCGAGGAAAGCATGAGAAGCCTCGGGGTAGACCCCAAAAGCCCTACCTTAGCAGAAGATATCCGCAAAGCCTCCACCCCTGCCGCGCAATCTGAGCGATTGGTGATTGGTGCCGGGAAGGGGTTCAAGGACAGAATGGAGGGGGTGATCCAGAGGGGACTGGAAGTACAGAGTTTATTCAGGAAGACTGGCATCCCATTTTTCCTCGAACCCGCTGGTATGGGCGCAGGCCGAAGCCCTGAATTAGCCGAGTTCACCCGCAGAGGCACGGAAGAAAGAGAGTTCTTTGCAGGGACCCCAACAGGCCAATCTACGGCGGCAGCCATAGGCGAGGGAGCGGCCTTTGTTGCACCGCTCATGATCCTACCAGGTGCCCCCAGGACTATCCTTGGAGCAACGGCCACGGGCGGCGCGATAGGCGCGACCTCCGGGTTAACCACCTTCATTCCTGAAGGCGAGTCCTTGTATGAGGAAGTCAAGGGCCAGACCAAGGTCGGCGCATTAGCCGGGATGGGGATTGGAACAATCGGGCGAATTATCAATGCTGCGAAAGGTGGTGGGCTGGTTAAGCAGCACCCTGAAGTGAGACAGTTAATTGACGATATCCGTAAAGCCAAGGCCCAAGGGATGCAGGTTGAAAAGCTCATGCTTCATCAAGAAGTACCTGAGAACATGATCCTAGGTGGTCTGGGCAGACAAGCCACATCCACTTCAAAGTTCGGACAACATCTCATTGCGGAACAGGAAGTCTCTGCTTTAAGAGCATTGAAAGCTGCGAAGAAATTACATGGATCGAGCGTTAATAATGGCAAAGTCGTTCTGTCTGAAGCGCAGAGAGCCTACGTCGCGCAACGTACCCAATTGCTTAATCAGGCGAAGGGGATCAAGAATGTCACCCCTGAAACCGCAGGCAAAGCCTTAAAATCAGGGATTGCCGATGACTTCATTAAAAAGTCGAGAGTGAAGACCACGAAGCTCTACAACCTGGCTGATGATGCGGCGGCACTGGAAAACCCGAAGTTTAGTATGTCAGGCGCGAAGATTATTGGTGACAGGATTCGCCAAGGCGTCGGAGCGGAGGGGGCTGAAGGACTGATTAATGTCGCTGATTCCCCGACTGGAAAACTTTTAGGGATCATTGATGATATTGACAACATCAACACCAGTCAGGTGAACTATGAAGTGGTGAAACAACTCAGAACCCGCACCGGGAATCTCCTGGAAGATTGG